AGTCGAGCATTTCTGATTGCATCGTCTTCGGTCTGGTCCTTTTCTTTGAAGGCTTTGAGAACAGCCTCCCAAGTATACCCTTCTTTTGCAAAGTGGGCTTCGGCTCGCTTGACTCCGTATCCAGCCACTCCGCTATACCCATCAGTTTGGTCACCAGCCAGCGTCTGAACGAGATGCCAGCGGTCTCCTTCTTCTTCGGTAATAGTAGTAACAGCATCAGTGAAGTTGTAAAGGTCGCCGGGTATCTGCCTCATGTCCTTGTCAGGGCTGCAGATAATGTGTCCTGGTTCTTTTGTCGCCCAGATGCCCAGCGCGTCGTCCGCTTCGAGCGACGGCATGATCTCAACCTGGTAGTCTTCCTTAAGTTTTTCAATGACCCGTCGGTAGCCACAGGGTTTCTTTCGATTTCTGTGTCCCTTGTACTCCGGATCAATACACTTTCTAAAGTTAGAGGAATCACTAAAGAAAAGAATAGAGTCGTCAAAAGTTCCAATGTCGTTGGCTATATTGTACAAGTCACGCTCTACCATACGCATAGCGTCGGAGAACTTCGATTGAACTACAATGACATCGTTCCCGAAGTCAAGGTCAATCTCAGCGGCAGCGCAACATTTATAGACAATATAATCAGCATCAATCAGCAGGCTCATTTGCCCTGCCCACGGTATTTCTTCTTTCCTTTCTTGGGAAGCGAGCGGGTACCGTTGCCCTGGTGTGTACGTTTGAATTTAGCACGGGACTTAAAAGCGTCGCCCGTTAGTGTTTTAGAAAATTTCATTAGTGGACATCAGCCCAGGTTGCGCCAATCTTAGCTTCCGCTTCGATAGGAAGGCGGAGATTATAGTACTGACCGGCTTTCAAGGCTGAAAGTTCTAGGTGTTTAGCGAGTGCTTCAGCATCACGAGGCTCACACTCATATTGTAATTCGTCGTGGACAAAGGCAAGTTGACGTGCTCCAAACTTGGAGGACTCAATCATCCAAGCCTTAGCTACACAACCTGCCGATCCTTGGAGGAGATAGTTGAGGGCTTTGTGGCTACCATCAACAGAGCAGCGGCGCCCGTCACACAGGTTAATGTAACCAGATTCCGCCTTGGACTTAACCGCAAGAACCAGTTTCTCAAGTCCTGGAATTGCATCCATGTAAGCCTTGCGGATCTCTTTGCCCTTCTTAGACGCTGCTGAATCTGATAGTTGTGGATCATAGGAGTGTCCGATTTTTTTATCACCCGCGCCATACAGGAAGGCGTAGGTCACCGTCTTCACAAGCCGGCGGCTGATGCCGATCTTGTCGGCGTTGACTTGGTGGATGTCTCCGTTGAGGAGGATCTCTGCGTAGCGTCCCTGATCATATCTGCCGAGATAATGAGCCAACATCCGAAGCTCAATACCACTAAGGTCAGCACCCACCATGGTGAGTCCAGGAGTAGCTTTGAATAGCGATCGGAAGTCATCGTCTGCAATTACTTGGGCAAGGTTCGGTTTGCGGTGCGCACAACGAAATGTGTTCGTGGCGACAGAACAGTGGTGGTGAATACGATTGTCACGAACTAGCTTGAGCCAGGCATTGACGCCTTCCGACAACATGCCAAGCTGCTTGGTTAGTTCTAAGATTCTCAGGAACTTAAGGGCTATCTCGCTTCCGATATCTCTGAGAACCACTTCATCAATCGTTGCCTTACCTTTGTCGGTGAACTGAGTCGGCTTCCACCCGTAGAAGGTGGACATGACCCAGGCGATGTGGTCTCGGCTGGACGGGTTAAGTTCTTTGAGTCGTATTGAAGGACAATCAGCAACGTATCCAGCAGTCTTATTATTTCGTCTTGGAACAAATTCTGCTCCTGCAACGTAAGGGTGCCGGTCACGGATAGCTCTTCCAAGGCTTTCCAATTCACGTCGCTTAACATTCTCAAGGCGAACTCCTGCCTCCTCGTCAAAGTACCATCCATTGATCTCTTGTTGGGTGAGTAGTTCTGCGACCTCGTGCTCTAACGTGACCCATTCAGGTACGGTTGGAAGTGGTCCCATAGTTTAGTTGTTACGTTTACGTCTTGCTCACAATAGTCCTCCATTTCTGGTGACCAGGAGGTCCAGTCGTGTGTCTCGCCGTAGTCGCCCTTCAGGCAGCCTAGACGGTGCCCGTAGGACTGCAGGCTATGCCTACCATACAGCTTAAGTGGCATGTCCTTCCAGCGCCTCTTCTTGTCCAGTGTGAGCAAGTCTGGGTGGTACAGGCGGGATAGGACTAGAGTATCAAGAACCTCACCCTGTGGCTCGAACCACGGGTAGAACTTGCGGATCATGGGTATGTCGAAGTTGACTACGTTATGCCCAACAATCCTGGGAGCTTCGTTAAGGTAAGTGACACCGCGAACAATCGGTTCCGTATTTCCCTCATCGTTGTAACGATAGGTTTTACCAGCCTCTGTATCGTGGACACATAGGCAGTGGATTTGGGTAGCATCATGGCGAAGACCGTTTGTTTCTAGGTCAAAAATAAGCGTCATTCCAATGCCGGATCACGCCGGCGACAATAAAGATATTGGTTATAAGGATGAGGAGCTCAAGAAGGTTGAGCCTTCGGAGCAACTCCCTCCCATTGATAGGTTTTATCCACAAACTGCGCTTTTTCAACTGCTTCCTTGGTAGGTGGGTTAGGTTTCTTCAACTCAGAAGTCGGTTGCTGGGTCGAAAGGTGTGTTACTTTCATCTTCATGGAACGAACAGGTAGAGAGATCGTAGGTTAATTTGCAAGCTGGACCAACTTCGCCTGAATAGCGATTTTTGAGGACTCTAACAGTCGTAGTGCCTCCTGCAGCTGTGGACTGTTGATCGCGTTCGAGTCCAATAACGCAGTCAGATAGCTGACCAATTGCTGCACTTCCGCGCAGCTGTCCAAGTGTGACTCGCGCTCCCTCTTCATGATTTTTGTCATTGCTAGTCCTCTTTAGGTGGGAGACCAAGAACAAGGCAATGCCTGTACGTTCGACAAGCGATCGCAGCTTGGTCATGGTTTGGTCAATCATTCGGCGCTCATCGCCGTCCAGACCAGACAGCAGGATGCTGAGGTGGTCTAGAAAGATGACCCGCGTATCAAGACCTGTTGCCAGGTACTCAATTCGGTTGTAGATGATATCAGGATCAACAGAACCAAAGCCATCGTAAAGATAGAGATTCCAGTTAGCAATAGAATCCTGATACGCTTGGGTGAGATCAGATCGTTCATGTTCTCCTAGGTGTAATGCTTTGTGGGCGTTGACGGACATCAGTCCGAGAGCTGTACGGCGGTTAGATTCTTCAAGTGCCAGGTAACCGACCCTTTCGCCGGTATTGAGAATGTGAGCTGCGAGGTGCCTACAAACGGAGGACTTTCCGATTCCAGAGCCTGCAGTAATTGTGACAAGCTCTCCCAGCCTGATCCCGTGAAGCTTTGTTTGTAGTCCTTGAAACGGGTAGTCATAGTCTGCTGGTGGCAGTGGAGTTGTAACAAGTTCGAGTAGAGATTTTGCATCTACGATTCCGTCAGGCTGGTATTGCGTAGCATCCCAGATCGCCTTCCTAACAGCCTCCGCATCGCCCGCTTGGAGGGCATCAGATGCGTCCTTGTACTTAGGGTCAAGTAGTGCGAGGCGGCACTTGCCCGGTGGTAGAACGCTTGCTGCTTCCTCCGCTGCCTTACTGCCAGCATCGTCATTGTCGAAGAACAGGACAACCGTCTCATAACCCTGGAGCCATGGGATAGCCCGTTGAATCGACTTCTTTGCCGAAGCGGCACCGCTAGGTAGAGATACCATCGCCCAGCCCGGCATAGCTTCCGCACAACTAGCTGCATCGAGCTCTCCTTCGGTGACAACGACTCGTTTTCCATGGGAGGGAAACAAATTCTGTCCAAAGAGGGTGCCTGGTGTTGAGCCTTCATATCTAAACTCTTTGTCTTTGGTCTTTACTTTACAGCCTGCTGGTTTGCCAGATTCGTCGAAGTAATAGAATCTCAGAAGATCTCCATCTTTGTGAATCCTGTACTTCTGGCATACTTTTTGGCTTATCTTTCTTTTCGTTAGTCGTACTGGTTCTCCCTTAATAGTAACGGTGGACATGGGAACTGCATGAGTGTGATCTAAATCTTCGTGACCATATGTCTGACATACAAAACAAAATGTGTGCCCGTCTGTGTATAGGCTATTGCCATCAGACGAGCCACAGTTATCGCATGGCAAATGCATCACGAACTCGGATTCTAAGTTAGCCATTCGATAGGTATAGCGTGAGCAGCACACCATTTGAATCCTTGGCGATCTGCCCACTTAGCATAGGTGGTCTTGGAGCCCTTGTTTATTTTGTTATAGGGAGCTTGAAAGACGAACCGAATGTCTAATTCTGGATTGCACTTCTTTACAGCAATCATCTTCCTTCGGTCCTCCGGTGTCAGCTGACCCTTTGTTTCGAGCCAGATACCATTCGGTAAAAGAAAGTCGGGTGTGTAGTTGCATAGAATTTGGTATGGAACCTTGGTGGATTCGTATTCGTATTTCACGCCCAGCTCTGTGAGAAGGTCAGCGACCCTCTCTTCGAGCCCAGAGCGGAATGCCATCAGTCGTCGATTGCTTTTTCAATAATCTCTTCAACGATCTCAGATACGGCTCGGCGCATATCGTACTTGAAGTCAGACTTGTCTGCCTTGAACCGCTGCACGGTGATACGTGGCAGTTCGACAGTCAGAGTTGCTTCGTACAGCCCGCCAAGCTCAGACTTGACGACATCGTATTCAAAAATCATTGTCTTCAGTTTCAGTGGTGGTCACGCTGGGAGCGCCAGCTTTGAAGCCGTCAGTCGTGCCGAACAGGCTAGCCACGTCTACTTCTGACATGTCACCTGTATCAACGCCGACGCCTCCATTAGCCAAAGCGACAACCTGTACTGCAACTGCCTTGAGGCTGCTGCCATACGTCGTGCCATCTTTGAGAACATAAGGCTTCTGACGGAACGCGATCTTGACACGGCTGCCACTGTAGAGTGGGAGCTCCTCATCAGTGATGACGGTGCCCTCAGTATCAACAACGGTAGGTTTAGTCTCGTCGTTCCAGCTGAACTTAACTTTGTATTGTCCTTCAGCAACCTCTTCCCAAGGCTCCGGTTTGAGTGTGGAACGCTTAGGATTCTTGAGGCGAGTCTCGCACCACTTGAGTAGACCAACACGGTCTTCTTCAAGGGCGTCAATCAGATCAGAGCCAAGGATGGCAGACATGCTGTAGCCAAACTTGGAGGGTTTCATCACAGCTTGGTAACCGTCGAGAACGACGGGCTGTTCGGTCTTGTGGATAACTTGTGCCATTTAGCAGAAAAAGTAGGTGGATTCAATCACGGATTCTGGTTCCAGATCTCCGATGATCGGTGGTTCGGTCTCCGCTCCTATTTGAGCAGCGAAGTCCTTGAGGTAATCATGTTCAGCAAACAGGTGCATGTACGTCTCACGTACTACAGAGCTGAGGGCAGACATATCAGTTGCACGAGCCAATACGCAATCATGGATAAGCGCAATCGGCGCATCGAAGCGTGCGGTGGATAGATGTAGAAGTGCTGCATCTAAACTGTGTATCAGGTTGGGACTGGTTGCATTGCGATGGTGATTGAGATCTACTTTGTCTGTCTCACCTACTGCGACATTCACCCTTACACGACCAAGCAGTTGTAGATCAAGCTGCTTCATCTCAAGCTTGAAGAAGCGTTGAATCGCGGTGAAGCCGGACGGTGTGACCCATCGAACTTCGTTGTTGCCACGCTTGATAACGTTGACAACCTCTTTGTTAATCCAGTCCATTACCCTGGCGGGACCAGGAAACAACTCGAAGACAGCATCACGCAAGGCATGTGTGATGGCTGTTACGTCTTCCTTGTCAGGTTCCTTGATGCCATGCTCCTCAATCAGAGCCTCCCTCACATAATTCCAGTTCGATTTGAACTTGGCATTGTAAGGGATGGTCATGACGAGCCTTTTGGCTGTTTTTCGGTCTATGTACTGCCGCATATGTGCGGGACAGTGAGGTCTAGCAAGCTCAGCAACAGCCTTGTAAGCGTCTTGAGGTCTATCGCTAGGTAAGACGTTCACGAAGCGTGCTGTAGAGGCATCTCGTGCGAGCCCTGCGAGGATCTGCATCCCACTGCACGTGGCATC